CTAAAATAATTCTTTGCTGACGTTTTCCATGAGTTTACTAAACTTTTCGGAAGCGTCTTTTTTGTATGAGTTGGTAATCTTAGCATAGATGTTCATTGTGGTAGTTATATCTTTGTGGCGTAAACGTTCTTGTATTTCTTTAATATGTACACCTGCTTCAATAAGCAACGCACAATTTGTATGACGAAACGAATGTGTACTGATTTGTTTATTGGTTATATCTGTCTTTTGCATTATTGCCTGAATCCAGTTTTGTAATTTTGTAAGCACTAGAGGATAACCATTCACATCAGTAAATACAAAATTATTATCTACATACATTTCATTTTTCCATGTGTCCTGCACGTTCAATTTATAATCTTTGAGCATTTCTATTACATTATGATCTACTGAAATTTTTCCTACTGATGATTCAGTTTTTGGTGGGAGTAGCTGATATTTCTTTTTATGATTCGTTGGATTAAAGTACGTCTTAGTAATACTGATTGTGTTATTGTCAAAGTCTATATCAGACCACTTCAACGCTTGTAATTCACCAATGCGTAATCCTGTATAAGCTAAAGTAGTAAATAATTCAAAACTATTTTTAGGTGCATGGTGATTCTTAGCAACTTCTAAAAATTGAACTAACTCATCTTTTTCAAGAAACTTTTGTTTAATTTCGTTTCCTTCTAATTCTTCAACTGTGACTTGTTTTTTAGGTCGTTTAATATTCTCAGTAGGCAATGTTTTTATCAATCTCATTTCAAGTGCATACTTAAATATCATATTAGTAGTAGTCATAATACCAGTAACATAACTATCACTATATTTAGCTGATATATTATCAATAAACGCTTGATAATCACGCTTAGTAATACTTTGTATAGGTTTAGTACCAAAATGCTCTAATACGTGCTTAATGGCTTTCTCACGTGTTCTCACGCTGCTTATTTTTACATCTTTAGCATACTGTGATAACCATTCATCAGCAACCTGTTTGAAGGTGCTGGAGGACGGGGGAATATATTCGCCATTTCTTAATTGGCGTTCAATCATTTCAGCTTGATGTTTAGCGTCTGATTTACGTTTAAAGCCAGTCTTAGAGATATATTCATATTTTCCCGTTTCTACATTTTTTCCTAGTGATATACGATAGCGCCAGTTATTTTTAGCGATTTGGTCATAACTTGCCATAGAGACACCTACTTAATATCAAGATATTTTTTAAGAAAACTATCAAAGTCTTTAATAATATCATCGTAAGCTTCTTTACTACCACTCATTTTGTGTTGACGCAACATTTGAAGAAGGACAGAAATAAACAATAAATTATCATCTTCCGTTTTTTCTAATTCATAGAAGTTATATATATTGTTAAAATAATGAACATCTATATATTTTAAGTCTCGTTGAATTAAGTCTAATAAATTACTTTTTAAATTTAATTCACGGTTTGTATTATCTTTATTTAATTTAAAACGTAATTCTGAGAACTGTTCATTTATCTCATCTTCAGTTAAATCACTTAACATTTTATTACCACTTGTTAAGTAAGCCACCGAAACATTGAGCTTTTTTGCGATTTTTTCAATCGTCTTAATTCCTAAATTCTTTCTATTATTTTCTAAATCACTCAAATAGGATTGAGAAATTTTTAAAGAACTCGCTAATTCACTTTGTGTTATTTTTTTCTCTTTACGTATTTTTTTAATATTATCGCCAATATTCATATTTTCACCTCTTTGTAATGATATCAAATTTTTAATATTAATAAAAATAAAAAATTATTTAAAAGGGGGTTGAAATATATTTAAATAAAGTTTATCATATAAATATATCGCCGATAGTGGTAAATAAAATTACTGATTTCATATTTTTTTACTTTAATTTATCGCCGATAACGATAATTAGGAGGTGTGAGTTATGATAGTCCAATTAGATGATACTTGCTTAAAAAAAGCAATGTTTTTAAAGGGGTACGATTTATCTGATTTATCAATCAAAACGAATGTAAGCAAAGCATACTTAAGTCAGATTTTTAACGGTAAGAAGATACCTAGTCCTAGACTAGCAAAAAATATTGCTAATGCTTTAGATGTTGAAATTAAAGATTTATTTTACTTTGAAGAACAGGAGGCTTAGTAAATGTTCAATATTAATATAGATGAACAAGAAGCACGTGCTTTATTAGAGAAAGCAATTAATGAACGTGTAGATGAATTGGCAAGAGAAAAATTCTTCATGACCTACAAAGAATTAGCTGAATACCTAAATTTAAGTAAACCAACGATTGAGGAGTTGCTTATTAATAATGGTATGAAGTATTACAAGGTTGGCTCAACTTATAGGTTTAAAAAATCTGATGTAGATGAATTTATGGAGAAAATCACATCTCACATGGATATTCGTAACAATGATTTAAAACAAATTAATGTTAAGAAGTTGCTGGAGGTTCAAAATGGTTAAATTCACATTACAACTATTATTAATCAGTTTAATTACTGTATTAGCTAGTGCGTTTATAGCGTTTCATGTAGGACTAGCAATTTATCTATTAGGAAGCACAATCGCATTCTTAAATTATGAAAACTTGGAGGCGTAAAAGATGGAACAAGAACAAAAAGACGTTATTCAAAATATTTATACAACTTTAGGAGCAACTGTTGAGGATAAAGCAACAGAATATGAACATCGTTTTGAAGAAGGTCATACTGAATGGGTTGAAACAGTTGATCGTGAGGAACACTTGCAAGCAATAATCGAGTGGGCTTTACAACAAATTGAAAATAATTTTGATGGAGTGAAATAAGATGATGACAGAAATTTTAAAAGCATATGACGATGTAGCAGTAACGGCTATGAAAGTGTCTCAATTAAGAGGTGAAGCAGATAGACTTTGCGAATTAACAGGTTATTTAGATGAAAAAGCTAAAGCGTATAGAGAAGAAGGTGACATTTTAGGTGCTGAAGCAATCGAACTGATTATATTAGATGATCTAGGAAGTGATTTTGATAGTGTGTATGGTCAGTTTCAAGAAGAAATTAAAACTTGGGAACAAAAGTATAAACGATTTGAAAATGTATGTATCTATTATGGTATTTCAGTACCAACGTTAAAAGACAATAAAGTCGTTCAATTTAGTAAAGGAGTTAAGCAATAATGAATTGGGAAACTAAAAATTTAATTGAAGATGTGGATATTATTAAAAGAAAAATCAATGATGTATTAACTACATTTGGCTGGTTTGATGATGAGTATTTTAAGTATGATTCAGGATATCAGTTAACTAAAGATGAGATATTGACACACGGATACAAGTACCACGAACACCGTTGTTACATCACACAACACATTGACTTGCTAAGCATGTATTTAAAAGAACTAGATACAGTATTAGAAGACATAGAAAAAGCGTCATCAGCGAAGTTTGGCGACGGAACTGATAACGCATAGCGTAATATACAACTAAACAAGCATGGAATGGTTTGTTTACCACATTTTTATTTTACCATTTCGTGCTTTGTTTTAGAAGTGTTTAGGAGGAATTTAATGGCAATTAAAGAAAAAGACAAAATAATTGAAGTAAATACGCTAGAAATACCCGAAGAATTAAAAGAATTGCCTAAATGGGTATTATGGCGTGCTGAATGGAATGATAAGAAACAAGAATTTAAAAAAGTACCTTATAAAAGTGGAGGTTACAAAGCTAGTTCTACTAAAAGAGATGATTGGTCTAGTTTTGATTTTGTTTATAAAATTTTGGAAAATAATAAGTTATATAAAGGACTTGGATTTGTATTAAGTAAAGATGATGATTATATAGTATTAGATATAGATAATGCTATTGATGAAAACGGTCAAATCAATTCAGATTTAGCGTTAGAAATGACAGAACTTACTTACTGTGAAATGTCGCCTAGTGGTACTGGATTACATTGTTTTTTTAAAGGAGAATTACCTGAACAACGTAAGAAAAAGCGTTCAGATTTGGATATAGAATTGTACGATAAGGCTAGATTTATGACAGTCACAGGTGAATCAATCGGACAATCTGAAATTTGCGAAGAACAGGAAATATTAAATAATTTAGTAGAACGATTCTTCAAAGAAGAACAAAATTTTGAAACTACTTTAACTTATGATCCTAATCATAAAAGCGAGTTATCAGATGAAGAAGTTATAAATCTTATGCTGAAATCTAAACAAAAAGATAAGATTAGCGACTTATTGGAAGGTAACTTTGAAAAGTATTTTGATAGTCCTAGTGAAGCAGTGCAAAGCTTATTGCATTATCTAGCTTTCTATACAGGCAAAGATAAGCAGCAAATGGAACAGATATTTTTAACCTATAATAATTTAACTGATAAATGGGATAGTAAGCGTGGTAATACCACATGGGGGCAATTAGAACTTAATAAGGCTATTGCAAATCAAAAAGAAGTTTATAAAGTTAAAAAGTTTGATGACTTTGATGTGATACTTAATGATGAAGAGAAAATACCTGATAACTATGTGATTGGTGATAACAATTGGCTTTATAAACTTGTAGAAAAAGGAAAAGGTGATAATAAGCAAGTTGTGCCTAAACTACTAACATCTACACCACCATTTATTAAACATAAATTTAAAGATGTTGAAACTGGTGAATTTTATTATCAATTATCCTTTACACAAAATAAATTGCCCTATGAATTAAAAGTTACTGCACGTGAAATCGTTGATGCTCAACACATAATAAATTTGGCAAGTAAAGGTTTTGACGTAACAACTTCTAATCGTACTGAATTAGTAGAATATTTGGCAATGTTTATGAGAATTAACAATAAACCCGTTATTAATATAGCCACACGTTTAGGTTATATAGGGAACGCTTTTATATCACCTTATGAAGAAGATCAAGAAAATAACGAACATCAGTTGTTTAATTCTGATAAAGGTTATCAATCTTTAATTAAAGCCTTTGAAACTAAAGGAACGATTGAAGGCTATATAAACGGCGTATTTAATCCGATTAAGTCTAAACCTATGGTGATGATGATGTTATATAGTTCGCTAGGCTCTATCTTATTGAAGGATTTTAAAGTTGATCCTTTTGTAAGTGAAATATCAGGGCGTACTTCAAGCGGTAAAACTTTCACATTATTGATATGTGCAAGCGTTTGGGGAACAGACAGATTAATAACTGAGTGGAATACTACTAATGTGAGTATTGAACGAATGGCAGCATTTTTGAATACATTTCCAATTATTAAAGACGACACAAGGAAAATCAATAATATCAATAAATTACCTTATATTGTTTATCAGTTTTCAGGTGGCGAATCAAAAAGTAGGGCTAATTCAAATCGTGGCTTAGATTATGCAGAAACATGGCATAATATTATGCTTTCAAGTGGTGAGGTATCTATACCCGATTTATCAGAAAAAGGTGGCTTAGCTGGTCGAGTGATTACTTTACAAGATGAGCCGTTTCCTAATATGGATAAACTAGCCTTTAGTGATATAGCAGACGCAATGGAAGAAAATCATGGACTTTTAGGAAAATTATTTATTAAGCAATACGAGAGTAAAAAAGAAGATTACAAGAAAGCATTTAAAAGTGCAATAAGGTATTTCGTTGAGAAAGCACATAATAATGAGGTAATGCAAAGGATAGCACGTAGTTTTGCACTACTTAGAGTGGCTGGTGAAATACTAAATGATATTGAAGGATTTGAGCATGATCCATATGTGATTACTAATCAAGCGCATACCAGTATGTTGCGAAATAACGGGAACATTGATAAACCATTGCAGCTATTAGGAAATTTATTACAATATTTAGACGCTAACAGGAATAATATTGAAGGTGAAGGATACACTAAAGTATTTAAAGGTGACATAAAAGCCATACACAAAAATGATTTCCTATGTGTATTAGGTGAGACAGTTAAGCAACTATTAGGAAATGAATTAAATACCACTGTAAAACAATGGAACGAACGCGGTTATTTAATCACAGATAAAAACACGTATACAAAAAGAATTAGTCATGAAGGTAGAAAGCCTAGAGGTTACGCTATCAATAAAGACATTATTAATGAGTTAGGTTTTGACTTCACAAACTATGATACAGAATCAGAATATATAAATTTAGATTAGTTCCAATAGTTCTAAATGAGTACCAAGTAATTTATAAAATTAAGGAACTCATTGAATGTTGTTATATCAATGGTTTTACTAATATAGTTCCATAAGTTCCATAAAAATATTTAAATACCTAATATTATTTTAATTTTATTAATCATACTTAGTTTTAGTATTAATTAAAATATATAGCTCTATTAATAAAAAAATATGGAATTATGGAACTATACGGTTAACCCCTTGTGAGAGTAAGGTTGAACGAGTTCCAATTGTTTAAATCCTAATTGGAAATAGTTCCAACATTTAATAAAACATATGAAAAGCTGAGGTTAAAACTATGAACAAAAATAGAATGAAACAAATTATTTTAGAATATATAAAAAGACATGACGGGACTTCATTCGTGGAGATTGAGGAACTATTTGAAGAAAATCATTTTAATTATAGAGGCAACGGCGCATATAGCAGTGGTGAGCATCAGAACGTCATATTTTGGATAGGTTGGAATAAACAAGCATTCAATATCATTGCAGAACTCAAGAGAGACGGACATATAGCCATGAATATATGTGAGCCTTTTATATATTTAGTAGATGGTAAATCTCTCTCATTGCCGATATTGCGTAAGCCGTCTGATGCAAAACATGAGTGCTGGCTACCAGTTACATTTTCAAAGACAAAAACAGCTTAAACCCTTACCGCAATTGGCTTTACAGAGCCTTTTGTGGTATAATTTAGGTGAATAAAACGAACGTATGTACTCATTTTTAAATAAAATAAGAACAAATGTTCTTTGGGAGGGACAAAATTGTGCCGAAGTGGATTAATAAGATGTTGGGACTGGATAAGATAGAACAGACCACAGCAAGACAGTTTGAAATGCTTTCAGGTAGCTTTCAATCGTTTTCGCAGTTTAACGGTGATGCGTATTCTAACGATATATTTCGTAGTGCAGTAGATGCAATCGCTCGACATATTGCGAAGTTATCAGGCAAGCATGTAAACGATACAAAAGACTTTAATAACTATAAAATTAACCGATTATTACAGAATAGACCTAATCCATATATGAGTGGCTATGATTTTCTTTATAAGATCGCAACGCAATATTACTTATTCAATAATGCGTTTATCCTTATTCAAAAAGACAATAAGGGAAATCTTTCAGGCTTGTACCCACTGACACCAACAAGCGTTGAGTATGTGGTCGACGGTGCAGGCGAGATGTTTCTAAAGTGTTTATTCAAAGATGGGGAAATCGTTCATTTCAGACTGTCTGAGGTGGCTATATTACGCCGTCACTTTAATTCTAATGAATTACTGGGCGATGATAATTCGGCTATTATGAATACGCTAGAATTGGCTCACACGCAAAATTTAGGTATGGAATCAGCAATTAAAAACTCAGCACAAATTAGAGGGATATTAAAATACACTCAAAAATTAGCAGATTCTAAACTTAAGGAAAAGAAAGATGCGTTTATGAATGATTATCTTTCTATGAGTAACAACGGGGGCGTTATTCCTTTAGATGCCATGCTTGAATATATTCCATTAAAAACGTCAGATGTTCAGATTGACACATCACAGATGGAAGTCGTTAAGAAGAAGATTTATGACTATTTAGGTATCAATGAGGATATTGTGACAGGTAAATATGATGAGAACACATGGCAGGCATTTTATGAGTCTGTAATAGAACCTTTTGCGATACAACTTTCATCAGAACTCACGGATAAGATATTTACTGAACGTGAACAAGCATTCAGTAATCGTATTATTTTTGAATCATCTAAATTACAGTATGCGAGCAATCAATCTAAATCAAATATGATTAAGGAGTTATTGCCATTAGGCTTACTTACAATCAATGAAGCACGTGACTTAATGAATTTAAGCGCAGTTGAAGATGGAGACGAACGTATACAGTCGCTTAACTATATAGAAAAGACGCTAGCAAAGAATTATCAGATGGGAGATAAGGAGGTCGGACAAGATGAAGGAAATTAGAAGTGCAGATATACAAGCAGAAACTAGAGATGACGAAATGGTGCTTGAAGGAACAGCTATCGTTTTTGATAAACCCGCACTGATTAATACGCCGACAGGTTCATATACTGAAATTATCAAACGTAATGCGCTGGACGGAGTGAAGTTTAATGACACAAGACTTTTAGTGTCACACGACCAGAATCGTCTACCATTAGCTAAATCACCTAAAACTATGGACGTGTGGCAAGATGATGCAGGTATGCATTTCAGAGCTAGGTTGGCAAACACTAGTGAATCACGTTCTGTATATGAATCAGTTAAACGTGGTGATATGTCAGGCGTTAGTTTTGGATTTACTGTATCAGACGGCAGTCGATACGATGTAGAAACAAGAACACGCACAATTACTAAAATAGATAAAGTATTAGAGTTTTCTGTGGTGAACTTTCCGGCTTACTCAGAGACATCTGTTGAAGCTAGAAGCCAGATGCAGGAAGCAGAGAAAAGACAATATGAAATTAATAAGGCGAAAATAAATCTTAACAAATTGTTTATAAAGGAGATTAACTAATATGTTTAATACAGTAAGTGAGGCATTTAATTACTACCGTAATTCTTCACTAGAAGAAATCGAAACACGAGCAAGAGAAATTAAAGGTCAAATTGATACAGACCCAGAAACAAATGTAACTAAATTGAATATAGAAATCGAAGGCTTAAACCAAGCTAAAGCAAATATTAAAGATAAGGAGAATCAACAAGTGGAACAAAATAACACAGAACAACGTTCATATAATCCAATTACAGGCGCACAATTACGAGGACAAAATGAAGTGCCAACAAATAATATCTTTGGTTCAGAGGAGTACCGTTCAGCATTCTTTAAAACAATGTTAGGTAAAAACTTAACAGATATTGAACAACGTACATTTAATAGAGCAATGGAACAACAAGACATCGAACATCGTGCAGATGAATTTGCTTCATCAAGTAATTCAAGCGCAGTTATTCCAGAGCAAACTTTAAATGAAGTTATTAAGAAAGCACGTACACAAGGTGGCTTACTTGCAAACGTTCGTACGTTTAATATGCCAACTAAAATCCGTATCCCAATAGGTACGCCACAGGATCGTGCAGAATGGCATACAGAGGGCGCTTATGTAGAAGCAGATAAACCAATCACAGCATCAGTACAATTTGAAGCTAACGAAATCCTAAAAGTATTCTCTATCTCAGTGAAAGCTAAAACAATGAGCATTCAAGCGTTCGAGTCTTACCTAGTTGAAGAATTAACTAACTGTGTTGTTGAAGCGATTGAATACGCACTTATCAATGGTACAGGTAAAGGACAGGGCGAAGGTATCTTAACAGGTATCAAGTGGGACGCTACTAATAGTGTAGATGTAACAGGTAAGTATACAGACTTCACAAAAGCATTAGGTATGTTATCACGTGGCTATGCACAAAATGCGAAGTTTGCAATGAGTAACGCAACTTTATATAACCAAGTGTATGGTGTGATGGATAACAATCAACGTCCTATCTTTATCCAAGATGCGCAACGTGAGAACGTGGGCTATATCTTTGGTAAACAAGTTATCATTGATGACAATATCGAAGATGGCACAATTATCTTAGGTGACTTCAATTATGTAGGTTATAACTTACCACAGGGTATTATGCTTGAGTCATCACGTGAATCATCATTCCGTAGTGGCTTAATTGATTATAGAGCTATGGCAGTGGCAGATACTCGTGTATTAATGAGTGAAGCGTTTGTTAAGTTAACTACTACAACAGCTGAAGCATAAACATTATAAACCAGTAAGGGCATCAGTGATAAAGCTGGTGTCCTTTATTCATAAAGGAGTGAACGCTATGATTTTATCAATAGAAGATGCACGTAATGCTTTGAGAGTTGATGGAGATTTTAATGATGATATTATCATTCCATTAGTTGAGGCAATACCTAACTACTTATATATTACTACTGGTCGTGATTGGTTAGATGAACCAGTGCAGCCATTAGCACAAACGACTGCAAAGTTTATACTTCAATTGTGGTTTGATCCTCAAACACAAGATAGTGAACGATTAAAGCGTACAATTGATAGCTTATTAGGCGCATTACACGCATTAGGAAGTGAGTACGATGGCTAAAAGCATACCACGAGCATTTTATAAATCAGCAAAATGGCAAAAGTGCAAGAATAGCTACATGGCATCACAGAATTATATATGTGAACGATGTGGAGATGTAGCGTCTATTTGTCATCATAAAGTGTATTTAAACGCAGAGAATTACACTAATCCCTATGTATCATTGAACCATGATTTGTTAGAAAGCTTATGTCAGACATGCCACAATCAAGAACATTTCGGAAGTCCATCAACAGGCGAAGGATTAAGATTTGATGAAAAAGGAAATTTAATAAAAATATAATTTAATAAAAACTTTATCCCCCCCATGTTGTTGATATGAAGGGATTTGAAGGGAACCGGTGCTGGGCTCAACTTTTCCTCCATTCGAGATTTTAAAAGTTTAGGGGTGCCTAATAATTATTTTAAGGAGAATAAAAAATGAATAAGATATATAAATCAATTAATTTAGAACAACTTAAAATACAAATTGATAAAGATAATAATATTAATAAACCAGTTGCATATGATTTAATAGAAGAATTAAATTTCATGAAAGAAACAATGAACGAACTAAAAAATACTGTACGTACACATGGCGCAACATACATCTTTAAACAGGGAGAACAAGAATATCTGAAAGAAAGCCCTGCTATGAAGTCATACAATACGACAGTTTCGAAGTATAACGCCACACTTAAGCAATTACTGTCTCTATTGCCTCAAGAAGTAGAAGAATCTGACGCATTTATGGACTTTGTGACTAATGGCTAACTATATTGAACAGTATTATAAAGCAATAGAGAATGGCGAGATTGTGACTTCTAAACGTGTGAAAAAACAATATCAGAAACTAATTCAAGATATGGAACATCACGACAAATATATCTTTGATGAAGCTAAAGCTATGCGACCAATTCAATTTATAGAAAATTTCTGCCGTCATTCTAAAGGTGAACTTGCTGGTAAACCATTAGTATTAGACCTATTTCAAAAAGCCTATATTTCGGCACTATTTGGCTTTGTGGATAAAGAAACAGGTTACAGACGTTATACTGAATCATTTTTCTTTGTTGGTCGTAAGAATGGTAAGACAACCATGTTAGCAGCGATTGCTTTATACATGATGATTGCAGATGGTGAAAGTGGCTCAGAGGTGTACTCAGTTGCATCGAAACGTGACCAAGCCAATATATTGTTCGACCAAGCGCATGAGATGATTGTACAGAGTCCTGATTTAAATAAAAATATTCGCAAGCGAAAATCAGATTTATATTTCAGTCATAACTTTAGCAAGATGCAATCACTCGGCAAGAACTCCAATTCATTAGATGGATTAAATGCGCATCTTGTTGTGATTGATGAATTACATTCAATTCAAGACAGAAATCTTTATGAAGTAATGAAACAATCGCAATCTGCACGTACACAGCCATTACTCATTATGATTACAACAGCTGGAACACATAGGGGAACAATCTTTGATGATTTATATGAGTATGCTTGTAACGTGGTCGATGGTAATTTCACTGATGATAATTTCTTGCCGATTATGTATGAGTTAGATCATAAAGCTGAGTATAAACTTCCTGATTGTTGGCAGAAAGCTAATCCTGCCTTAGGTGTATCTAAAAAAGTTGAAGATATTGAGCGTAAAGTGGCACGTGCACAAAATAATATGAATGACTTAACGGGTATCTTAACTAAAGATTTTAATATACGCGAAGTTACACATAGTGCATGGCTTACGTTCGACGCTATCAATAATGAGGATACGTTCGATATTAACGATTTTGCAGGTTGGTATGCGATAGGTGGGGCAGATTTAAGCATCACAACGGACTTAAGTTGTGCCACATTATTATTTATTGATCCTGAAACTGAAATGAGATTCGCTCATCAGATGTATTGGTTGCCTGAAGATAATTTATATAAACGTGTGCATGAGGACAAAATACCATATGACAAATGGCACGAACAGGGACTATTAAGATTATGTAGTGGCAACACGATTGATTATAGCGATATTACGGACTGGTTTAATGAGATGATGAATGACTATGATATAACGCCACTATGGATATACTACGATAACTATTCAGCAAGATACTGGGTAGATGAAATGGAAGCGTATGGCTTTCACATGGTACGAACGCCACAAGGGGCTAAAACGTTAAGCTTACCAATGCAAAATATGGGCGCTGATTTAGAGAAACATAAAATCAATTACAATAATAACCCGATTTTAAAATGGTGCTTAACTAATACAGGTGTAGAAACTGATAGAAACGGTAATATCGTCCCTATTAAGAACCAGTCACCTAAACGTCGTATTGATGGCGTGGCGTCGTTGTTAGATGCGTATGTAGGTCTATTTGATAACTATGAGCAATTTTTAAGAGCGATGTAAGGAGGTAAACAATGGCATATCATTTTAATAATAGAATTGAAATTTTAGAAGAACAGGAAAATGAAGGTCCTGAGGCGTTTGGCTCGACTAAAGTTGTAATTGCTACACCTTGGGCAGATGTAAAAACTATGAAAGGGAATGAGTTTCAACAATGGAGGCTTACAGCAAATAAAGAAAATGTCCGTTTCATTATTCGATATAGAAAAGGAATTAATCCACGACAATATGTTAGATATAACGGAAAAGATTATAATATAGTATCAGTTACTAATGATAATGGAATGAATCAAACATTAACGATCTTTGCAGAAGTTAGTGATTAAAGCCTTATTATATAAAATAGGGCTTTTTTTGACGCTGAGAGAAGCTCTGTGTTGCAGTGAGAAATTATTTTATGTATGAGTGTATTAAAAAAACGCCACAAATAAATGTGACGTTTCAGACATTCCGATTGTAAGATTTTTTTGTACATAGCAAAAAAAGAAAAAAATAAATTTTGATAATTTAAGTAGGATAAAACTATCAAGACCAAAAATATTTATAAACAATCAACACAGGGCAATAACTACAAAACGGTTGCTGTGTATCAATTAAAATATTTTTGATACATCTTTATTATAACATATTATTATAGATAATAGTATAAACGATAACTTTTATTTATCGTCATTGTATAAAACATCTTCAGAGATAATTGAAATGGAATCAAAATTGATATTCTCATCAACTCTGAAGAAGTGTAAACCAAGGTTTTGAGTAACACTTTCAACATTATAAATTATTGGTGGAAGATCTTGTGCGAATTTAAAAGAATATTCTTCTAAAGTATTTTCTAATAATCTAAAATAATCAGTAAAATTCTTAAAGTTACTTCTATCTATTAACATCTCAAAGTAACTTCCATAAGCACCATGCGAAGATTCAAACATTTTTTTCCATTCTTTTTCATCATCTAGATCAAATAAAGTATGATCTTCAATATCAGTAGAGGTAACATCCCTTAGTTTTACACTAGTTTGCTGAATATCAGGAATAAAATCACCAACAAAAAAATCATTATTTAAGCCAAAAACGATTTTAAATGATTTACTATCAGGACGTTTATTTACTTTTTTCAATAAAAAATCTAATCTCTGTAATTCATCTAACTTCAT